GCCATGCATAGTAAACCATTAAAAAGTAACAACCTGGCTCAGAGCAACCCCGTTCTTGGAAAGGGAGTTAGCCGGAGATTCATGAAGGCAGCGGATGACATGAATAATTTGTGGGGAAAGATCTGTGAAACTTACACCACGGACGAACTAAAGGAGGGTTCTGTTCCGAATGATCAACTCTATTCTAGAAATAGGGAGAATATTGACAAGAACAATGTCAAATTCTCAGAAAATGATGTAAGCATAAGAGAAGACAACGAAAATTATCTGTTTGACATGGAATACTCAGGAGATGAAGATTTAGGACTCTGTCCAATCCAGAAAGTTAATGCAGATTTCAAGATCAAGAAAACTGAGATGAAGAAGGTTAGACATGAGTTAGTCTGTTCTGTTCTGACTGGGAAAATTTTCGAATCAGATATGCCTCTCTACAAGGAATTTCCTGAGATAGAAGACAAGGATGACAAGAGGGTATCTCCTGACTTAGTTTACAAACATGATAATGGCATGAAACTGATCGTCGAAATAGGAACTACGTATGGAGACACAAAGTCTTATTATGAAAAGAAGTTCTGGAAATACCATAACGTGGTGAGGAGAGCAAAATTGAAAGATGTTAGTGTCATTGTCATTATTGTCTCAAAAGATAAAGTGACAAGCACCATCCCATTGAACGGTAAGATTCAAAAGATGCTTACCGATGCTTTCAGGGTCGGACAACTCTTCTATGAGAAGTGTATAATCAAAGGAGCCAAAGTTTATGATGAAGACACTCAGAGGAGAATGGAGAATCTGTCAAGAATACTTAGTCAAGTGGAAGAGAAATTCGGAAATTCCAAAGGAGAGATTACTCTGAAGAACTATACTCACTGGTTGAATAACCTAGCAGGAGCATCTGCGGTGACCAAGGAAATATTTGGAGAAACGGTTCACAAAGCGATGGATTCCTTAGCGAAATCAATGGAACGTGCAAAATTATTCGAGAAAGAGTCAAACATTGATGATGCAGTGAAGATGCTAAAGAAGAAGCTGAGTGAAAATAAGTTTTACAAGGAGGTCCTAGAGGCTGGAGAACTTGTGTCTAGAGTTCAAGAGAAAAGAACAGACAAAAACACAGCTTTGAAGTTTCCCTTAGTGTCAATGATGGACACAAGTAGAACTGATTTCATCAGGGATATAGCAGAGGTCTTAGAACAAGAACCAGACTCAAATCCAGTTATTGAGATGTTCAGACAAGGAGTCCGAAATAAAATCAGTCTACTGATAGGTGAGGAGGACAGCTCAAATGAAGTGAGGATAATAGAAGAGATCCAGAGACAGGGCTTCTACGGAGAAAGGAGAAATTATGCTGGAGGGGATTTTATAAAAGATGAATTCAAAGAGAAAAGAGTTCTTGAGAAGACTGAAATTGAGAAGATGCAGGAGTCCTTGAAGAGCTCTGAGAGATATTATGTCTCTCCGGATCTACCAATTGAAGATGCCAGAAAAGAAGCGGTCAGGAGAAAGAAGGAGTTTTACGAGCAATTGAGAAAAGAGAACGAAAAGGGAGAATCAGAAGCTGTTGATAGAGAAGAGTTGCAGGAGTTTGAAAATGCTGAGGACAAAAAGAACAGGTCTGAAAGATATAGTTTCTATGCAGACTTGAAGGACGACCAATGGAAAATTCTTGCTGATAGAGGATTCCAGGCTAAGAGACTAGCAAATACGAAGGATCAACGAGAGAAACATTATGAACAAAAGATCCCATTCGATCTAAGTGCTCCAATTTCTGACATCAAAGATTGTGTGAAAGACACTGATTGGTGGCTAAGCGAGACCAAAGAAAAGTTTGATTACATGAGCAAAGAAGTTAGAGATCTATTGCAATATTCCAAAGGTCTCACCAATGGGACACATGAGGAAGCAGAAATCGAAGAAGACAAATATCTCAGAACCAATCTTGCTCATGTTGCAGGATCAAATGATAAGATGACAGAGGAAGTGAATATATCTCTGACACAATACACAGGAGAATACTGTCCAATCATCAAGAGGATTCCTAACACTTCTGCATTACTTTTGATCAAAACCACAAGGCCTGATCGAGAAATATTTTACTCTCTCATGATCCCAAAAAGGCAAATCTTGAAAGAGACCTGGGGAAATGTGTTCATGAAGCCAGTCATAAAAGGAAACTGGGCTTATTATGATTTCTGCTCACTAAATAGGCATAGAATAGGACACTTATTATTCTCATCTGAATTCATGATGTGTACTTATGGCATGTGGAAAGAAATGAGAGGAGGTCTGCTCATACATGAGGAGTCCAATAAAGAGAATCTGGAAGTTGCTAAGAGACACACAATTGGCACATATTTATGCTATCTGGATTCGAAAGCCAGAAACGCTGAGCACATGCTATTAAACAGGTACATGTATATGGAAGCTTGTAAGGAATCAATTGACGAAAGAAATCCGCTGAAGATTTTAGGGAAATTCAGTGATCTCATCCACAGCAGGATAGGAATATGGATAGTCAATGGAAGTATTGATGCAGCAGTGAAAATGTTCAAAACGAAGCCTAGGAATGTAGCTGGTAACATGGTTGACATGATATTAGAAGAAAGGACAGAGAAGAGCAAAGATGATTTCAGAGGAATAATATCTTGGATGACTGGAGATGAGCTGGTCTCATATAAAGAAGCACTAATTTTATCTTACATGGGGGTAATGAGGAATAAAGATGAAGGAGATGAAATTCAAGGATTTTTCAGGATATTCAGCAAAATTGGAGAGGAAGAGGTGAAACTTGATGATGATCACGAAGACGATTTAGGGATCAACGACGTAAGAGAGCCCAACAATCACAAATTTAATCCATGGGTAGCAATGGAGTACGGAGCCAGGATAAGGAAAGAGATGAACAAGGCTGACTTCTGGGAATGGACAAAAGGAGAGATGTCTAGAAAAATGGAGCAAAAGACATGGGAGAGTCTGTCGACTCTTAAGGCCTCTGCAGTGCCATTGGAGGGAAGAGTGTTCGAACAAGTAAAAGAAAAAATGAACAAAAGGACAAGAGTTCTAGAAGGAGTAGTAGCAACCATAAGAGGAAGGAGACAAGGAGAACCTTTGATGTATGGAAGTCTTATGGAAGCAATAGAAGAAGTGGGGACAAAGATAGATGAGATTAAATTCAAAGAGGATGAATTAAAATTAATGGAGAAGGAGGAATACATAAAGTCTGACTTGTTTAAGAGAGAAATGGAAGCAAACTTCAAAATAATATGGGAAGTGGGGAAAATTGACAAGAGTGATTTAGAAAAACCGCTGTACATGATCTTACATGCCCTCAGACATGTTGAAACCCGAGGAGATTACAAAACTCCAGGAAAAGAGGCTGGAATTTTCACTAATCTTTTCAAAAAGCAACAGTTAACAGGACCAAGAGAAATTTTTGTAATGGATTTTCTTTCTAGGCTAGTGGTCTTATTTTTGGAAACATTTGCAAGATCTGTTGCAAACGAACTGCCTATGGAGATGTTGACAAAAGGAACAAAGAAGAAGCAGAGAGGAGAAATGCACTACAAGATGGTGTCTGAACTGATGAAAGGATCTCATTTCGATAGAGAAATAACTGCTACTGATGCAAACGACAGAACTACTTGGTGCCAGAAGTTTGTCATGACCATGTTTGGAGCTTTCATAACTGGTATGTTTGGGGAGCAAGTGAAGACAAACAAAGAATGTTCCTTGTTCGTTCACCTATTGCACAGAATATTGAACATAGTGGCCAGAAAAGAATTAGAATTACCTAAAGCTCTGCTGGAAGCATTTGCAAAGGAGAGCACTGAGAAAATGACTAACTTCAATGAAGTGACAAATAAGATGAAGAGAGAATTCTTAGACAAATTGATGGCAGATCCCAAAGAAATAGAGAAAGAAAGAAAACGACTCAATAAAAAGGAGGGAGAAGGTCTGACGTCAGCAGAGATGAAGAATTTAGCTAGAGAAAAGAGATTACTGATAGATGCATGGTGTGTCACAATGAGAAATATATCAAACATGATGCAAGGAGTACTACATTACTTGAGTAGCATTTTGCATTCAGCTCACGCTCTATTCTGTGCAGATGCCTGTTGGAGACTAGGAAATGCTGCCATTGAAAAAGCAGGTTTTTCTGGTAAAATGGAGTATACGAAGGAGACATGGAAGATATCATCAGACGATGCCTCGACCTATAGGACAATCGTGATAAAGACAATTGGAGAAAGTAAAGAAGATATCAACAAGATGGTTCAGTTAGCGGTTTACACAATTACTCTCTCATCCTATATAGAGAGGAAGATGGGCAACTTTGTCTGCATTTATTTGTCAGAAGTCAAGAGCACTCCTTGTAACTTCTCGGGGATTGAAGAATTTAACAGTCAATGGGAAATAAGAAATACTGACCTGAATGCTTTGATAAAATTCATTTATGCAGCAGTGAAGCCTTCTGTCACTTCTGTCATGGAAGACAGGCAAAGGATGTGGGCTGAACTGAGGAAGCAGATCAGAGAGAATGGAGGATCATCTCACTTAGCGAATTTAGCTCAGTTAGCTCAATTCAGCATACATTACAAAATGTTAGGAGCCAGAAGCAATCCAATGTTCAGGCACTATAAAGATCTCTTGAAAATCATACCATTAACACCCTTCGGATTTTTCTGCCTAGAAAATGGATTAGCATGTGGCATGTTGGGCTACAATCACGCCTTTGATTCTTGGCTGAGATACTCTAGAGAAGCCAGAGTGGCTCTCAGTTGGTTGTTCATGAACAGGAAAAAGAATGGTGGACTAGAAATGAACGAAGAAGGTAAACCAAGCATCAAGATATCAATGCAGATTGGGAACCGCGGAAGATACAGAAGATTCTTGACAAAACTGGGAGTTCCATACAACTACCTGAAAATTGCAGAAGAGAGGCCTTGGATACTACTGAATGGATCTGAAACAGTGTTGGACTCCCTCTTCTTCATTTGGGACAAAGCCAAGACGCCTAGTTCAGCCGAAGCTTTCTCGTTCCAAGCTGGATCAAAGATGCACGCTGCATCTGTGTACATCCTTACTAATGCTAGCGTATCACTACGAGAAAAGGTGGAAGCAGAATGGGAAAAGACTTATTGTAGTTTGATAGGAATAATGATTTCCTCGATCAAAGAGATAGGAACCATTGTTTTTGAACCAAATTTGAACACTGGAGGGAAGTTTTTGTTTGCTGAAAGGAATCCAGGGGAAGATAAGAACGTAGACAATCTGAAGTTTCATATGTTTCCATCTGTGGGATACTATGAAAGACTGAATAAAGCTTTAGACGAGATACAAGAAAGTAGGACACTTCATCCAATTTTTAACATTAGTAAAAGAGCTGTCACCTTCTTTGTACCTAGCACAATCAAGACTGTGAAAGCTTCTCTCGCAGATGTTCTATGTGCCTTGTGGTTTCCTACACAAGTCGGGAAGGGATCTTTAACACAATCAGAAATAAACACAGCGTGGGAATACTATAGTTCGAGACTAACATGGTTAAGGAAGAATTTCAAATGGACGATGTCAGAGTACGAAGGAATCATCAGCCCCGAAGGAGAATTCATAACGAACACTCTGACTCCAAAGCCAAAGGACCAAATCAGTGTGTTCAATGGAGTCAAGACAATGATGGATTTCATAAAATCAGTGGACAAAAAACCAGGAAAAGTCAAACTCATAGTGAATGCTAGGGCTGGTGAGCCCACGATATCAATGTTTGTCAGAATAATAAAGACAGGTTACATGGATGGTTTTCTGTTGAGAACAGGAAAGGTGAATACAGGAGGAAGAAGCATATTAGACGACACTTCAATGTTGTTGTCCAGATCAATTTTGACAGCCAATCCATTAGCTCAGGACGATGAAACGGTTAGGAACATAATAATGTCTATCAAAAGAGAGAGCATCGAAGAAATTGACAAGAAGATGATAAGTGGTAGATCTCATGAAGTGTGTCTTAACATTTTGAGAGCAGGCCTAAGTGTAATAGTTCAAAATTCTGATGAATCAAGGATATTCTTTAGGGACGTAATGTCCAGGATCTCAAGAGGGAACATGGTGTTTTATGAGAAGATGCAGAAGAGAAGAGCAGGAAAATGGTCAGGATTAGGTCAAGTGAGAATGATATTGTCTGGCGTGAAGTGTAGAGTGTACACAAATGATGACACTCTCACTAGAATAGAGACTAATAACTACGGGAAACTGAGGAAAGTAGAAGGACAACTGAAGATGCAGCTAGTGAGGTTGGGAATAAAAAAGACAAGACAAGATGATTCTGAAAAGAAAGAATCTGGATTCATAGGAAAAGACTTCAGAATTTATGATAGAAATACTGCTTTCCGAGCCAGGGCTCCAATAGTATTGGTTGCAGAAGAGAAACTGCCTGATGTTGGAGAGGAAGGAGAGCTCTCCATAAAAGTAGTTTGGGGAAAATACTGTGCCCTGGTGCAAAAGATAGATTATGAAGAAATTGTGGACGAGAAGAAGAGCGACGAAGAGAGTAACGAAGAAGAGAAAGAGCAAAAGAAAAGGAACCTAAGGCTAATAACAGAAGAAGGAGAATTTAAAGACTGGAGAGGATTTGAAATAGAAGATAACAAGGTAGAGTTCATAATATGCCGGTTTAATTGCAACCTGGACATGGAGATCAATCAAGAAATTCCTTCAAGTAGACTACAATCAATCGAGGAACAAAGCAAAGCTGAATGGATGAACGAATTGTCAATGAGAGAAAAATTCCTGATGGAAGGGAAAAGCAGCTCGGTGCAACAAGAATTTAAGTCTTTGATTAAAAGAGAAATGGAATTGAAGGTCAAATCTTCCATGTTCACATCTGCAGTCGATGAGATGTTTTGCTGTAATAAAGACTATTATCCTACAGAGCTAAGTTTAGATCCGATAGTTGAGCAAGAAATGTATGAAATCACTGGTTTGTCAATACTAGATGAGGCAGAAGCTTTCATGACAGATTCGATAGAAGATGACATGGAGTACAATTTGAGAAATGTCTTGGATGCCAAAATAGAGGAAGCCCTAATTTCGAGACAAAAATTGATAGAGAGATTCAATAAGGAAAAGTTGGAGGAGAAGAGCAGAGGAAAATCAGCCACAGGAGGAGGAAACAAGCCTAGATTCAATTTTTCGATGAGAAATAGGAATACCTCTGTTGAGAAGCCGAAGTCAGAAACCACCCTGGGAGAAATCATGACTTTGAACACTGAACTGAAGAAAAATCTGTACATGAGAGTCAGATTTGAATGGCTGATCAAGATGATAATGGTGAGGTTCTGTTATACAAAGAATATAGAATCTCCAGAGTGGGTGAGAAGGATAAATTTATCTAAGATAATCGGTCTAATCAGAGAATATTTGCGAGGACACAACAATGTCATAGAAAATCCCAATTTGACAAAGTTTCTCAGAAAAGAAACAGACAAATCAAATTATCATCAGAGAGATTTAGGTGAAGAAGGACATAACGGAGATGATATGGATGAGTCAGATGAAGAACTTAATGCACTGGAGAAAGCTGACAGAGAGTTCAACATGAAGAAGGTGATGATTGACAACACGATAAAAGAAGCATTAGAAATCTTAGAGTCTGCAGAACCATTTGAAGAGAATATGAAACAGATAGCAATGGAGATGAGTTTATTGGAATTGGACAAAAAGAAAGGAGAAGAATATGAAAATTTACAGAAAAGATTGAATGAGATCTCCAAATACAATAGGATTGTGGCGAGCAATGGACACTATTCAGTCGCAAGTTTAAAAGAAGAAGCATATGCTGAGGAGATGGCAGGAAGAGGTGAGATGTTTTGGAAAATATTCTGTGCTTCTTGGAATGACGAGTTCAAAGATAAAACCATCGGGAATGGAGGTAGTCTGATAAAAGATTGGGGAGCAATGGGAGATTTTGCTGTGTTTGACGCATTGAACAATATACTAGATAAGATGGTTTCTAACAAAGATCTAGTTGATGCAGCAATTGCAAAGTTCTTGAGAAGTCAAGATGAAATAGTAGATATAGCAGGGTATGTGCATGACTATCCATACTTCTTCAGAATCCACCGAAATCTTGAGTTACTATGTAAAGACAGGAGAATAGACTGGGATCACATGGAAATAACAAAGGCTGATGAAGAAGTTGAAGTGACTACGGAAGAAGATTTTGTGTTCGTAGTCTGCACAGGAAGAACTGCTATCAGAAGAATGAAAAGGAGAATAGAAAAGCTGATTCCTGATGCTGAGAGAATACAGCTAGATGAAAAGGAAATGTCTGAATTGAAAAGGATCAGAGAAAGACAAGAGGAACTCATAAGATTGACGAAGGAAGGAGTCAGTGAAAAAGATCAACAGAAAAGACTAGATGAGATCAAAGAGGAAACTGAAGAACTAGAGAGTGCAATCATATCAAAGATTACTCTGGAAAGAGTGACTAGAGAAGAAAAAATAGCTGAAGAGAAGAGAATAAGAGGAGACTTCATTGATCACGAGAAGGAGAAGACTAGATATGAGAGGAGAGCAGATGTGGAAATGCCTGGAGACGAAGATGATGAAAAGATAGAGAGTGAAAGGGTTAAAGCAGTCGATGAAATAAAGAAGAAAAGTAAATGGAGAGATGAATCAGTGAAGAGCACTAGTATCATAAAATTATCAGAAATGACACCAGAGGAGATCGAGAACAGAAGAATAGAACTGGAAAAAGAGGAGACCAAAATATTGTCAGAGATTGAAGAAAGAAAGAAGAGAGAACAAGAGAGAAAAGAGAGAGGAAGGAAAGAATTAGAAGAATTAGAAAAGGCCAGAAAGAAAAAGAAAGAAGCAGAGGAGAGAATGACTTCAGAAGAAATCAAGAGAAGAGATGCGAAGAGGAGAGAGGACGAAGAGAAAAGAAGAGAAATGCTTTTTTCTAGAGAGAAGGAAGCAATCAAGAGAGAAGAAGAAGTGAGAAGAAGACTGATAGAAGAAGAGGAGAAGTTCAGAAACAAACAGAAGATAGAAGAGAAGACTCTGAAAATGCAACAGGAGAAGAAGAGTGAAGAAATAGAAGAAGCCAGAAGAAAGGAGAAGATCAATGAAGAAAGTCAGATAATTGATCAAGGAAAGTTCAGAGTGAAGGATATGGTTAGTAGACTCAAGGCGAAGAAATATGAGCTTTCTATGTCCATCGATGAAATCAAGGGATCAGAAGATTATAAGAGACAAAATGATATAGTCGCTATGATCATCAGCAGTTCGAATAGTTCATCAGAGACATCCGCGATAGCAAATAACCCAGCGTTGTCGACTTACAATTTAGTAGAGAACTGGGACAACTTGATGAGGAAAATGAGCAATTTGATAAGAGACTTAGAAGGCTTGCAAGATTTCAGAAAAATAGACAGGTACGTGCAAAGGTTCAGAGACATCATGGAGAATTAAAGCGATTTGACTTTATAAAAAAACGTAACACGCAGTGGGGGTCATAACAGACTGAATAAGAGTTTAAATGGGCCA